CGCGCATTGTGAAGAAGGTGGCGCGTGTCATGAAGCTCGCCAAGGAGAAGCGCGCCGCTGACGTCCTCTTCACGGGCTCTAACTTCAACACCGCCACCTCAACCGCTCAGTTCGGTGGGAAGTTCGACGCAGCGGGCGCAGAGCCCCTCAGCTATCTCCATGAGCTGAAGGACCTGGTCTTCGAGAACGCTCATGGGCTCAATGCTGACACGCTCATCTTGGGTCGTCAGGTTTTCCGCTCCCTCGCTCGCTCAGGGGAGCTCCGTGGCTACTTCCAAGTTGGCACCTCTCCAAGTGGCGTGGCTGGTGGTGGAAACCTCCTCCTGTCTGATGAGCAGGTCATCAACACCCTCCGCGACCTCCTTGGTATTCCGAACATTCTTGTTGGTGCAGCTCGTCAGGATACCGCTGTCCCAGGTGCCACCAGCTCTGAGAGCTACATTTGGACTGGTGACAGCATCTTCATGGGCATCCTCCATGGCTCTGATGCCATTCAGAACCGCAACGGTGTTCGGATGATGCCTGTGGCAGCTGTCAACCTTGAGTTCGAGGCTATGAAGGCTGGTCAGTATGACAAGCTTGACCTCACTGCTCGTCAGGTGTGGGCTGACATGAGCCACCTCTACAAGGTGGTGGATGGCAACCTTGGCTTCGTCCTCACTGACTGCCTCTAAGAGGTGGCGTGTTCTGCTCATGTGGCCGCTCTCATGTAGCATTAGCTGAAGGTCCGAGCGCTGATCAGAAGGCGCTCGATGACCTCACAGCTCAGCTGCGTGACCTGAAGGGGCCACTGGGTGACATAGTCAAGGCAAAGATCAGGAGTCTAAACGCCCTCCTGAGAGCTGAGGCGCGCTTCAGGAAAGACCTTAAGCGCGCTCAGCGTGAAACAGTGGCTAATTTACAGACCGCTGTTGAGCTCACCTCAGCTGACCAGCTCCTTGCTCTACCACGTGACCAGCTCCTTGATTTTGTATTGAGGAGCGGCATGGGGTTAGCGGTGGAGGACTTTGTGGCAGCTGAGGAGCTCATCACTGAGGTGGCGCTTGATACGCTGCAAGTGATCATCTCTGCAGCTAGTGCTGATGACATCCCTGACCTAGCAGCCTTGCAGATTGCCACCGCTGATCAGGTCTTTCAGGATGTCATCCTCCCTGACACCCTCACAGCTGTGAGGAGCGCTCTTCAAGGGATGACTGTGGGTGTTCCCATGAGTCAAGCCATTGATGCTCTTAATCAGAGGCTTGAGCAGAGCACAGGAACACAGCTCACACAGGCTAGGACGCAGCTCAACAACTATGGGCGCACAGTCACCGCCAAGGCCGCTGAGGCTTATGGGCTCGACCTGTACCTCTACACAGGCCCGAGGGATGGCATCACCCGCTCATTCTGTAGACCACTCATCAATAAGGTGGTAGACGAGAAGCAGATGGGGCGGCTCAATAATGGTCAAGGGATGCCTGTTAAAATTAGCGGTGGTGGGTATAATTGCAGACATAGCTGGTCCCCCATCACAGACACCTTCATGGAAGCGGCGGGGCTTCAGAAGGCCACAGCTCAGGATATAGCCAAAGCCAACGCAGGAGGCGCTCGATGATTAAGACAGTCACAGGTCAAACAAGGGTCTATGAGTGGGTGGCCCCTGGCCCCCTGAGTGGCTCAGCTGTGATGACTGTGGGGAGCTCCTCGCCTGTCACCCTCACACAGACCCGCGCCAACGCCACAGTCTCAGCCATCGCTAATGATAGACGAACGCTGACAGTAGACAGCCAAGCCACAGCGCTCCAAGCTGATCAGCTGAAGGCTTATCTGGTGACTGATGGTGACAGTATCTACAGTGTGACAGTGGTGAGAATGGTAGGTACCACGGCCATCCTCGCTGAGCCCCTGCCACGTGAAGTGGATATGAGCGCCCCCTCCTCTCTCGTGTTTGGGATGTACTATGGGACCATCCCCTCAGTCATCACTGACACCTCAGGTTATTATCCAATTCAGGTCAGCTACACCCTTGACCTAGGACAACAGACTCAGGCCAAGCTTGAGAAGGGGCTCCTTAAGGTCACCCCCCGACCGTTTGACACAGGCTTGAGCCATGATGAATTGGTGAGTCAATTCCCTCAACTAGCGGATATGATCCCAAGGCGCCAAAGTTCTTTTCAGCCTCAGATTGAGGCGGCGCTTCAGGAGTTGGTCTTAGTCCTGCGTGATCACCTGAAGGATGAGCCTGACGTGACAGAGGATGAGGTGTTCAACGCTGGCTCCTTCCTCAATGCCCACGCATACTGCACCGCCGCACGTGTCTATGAGCTCGTCAATCAAATGGACACAGCCAACATGATGAGAGAGCGCTGTGGGCAGCTCATGGATATCAGCCTCAGGTCACTAGCCTTGGACCGTGATGGTGACAACGTGGTGGATGACAATGAGCTAGACGTAGCCAAGAAGGGGGGGAGCGCTCGTGACCTCAGAGCATCATGGAGCTCCTACAACAAGACAGCCTATGATGCCACCTTTACGCCCACCCGTGGGATGAGGCACTAACATGCCAGCCAAGGTCAGGCTCAATCTCCCCTCCTCGCTGTGGACCGCTAAGGATAGCGCCCGCTTGGCGCTCAACACTTTGGCCACCATCAAGCTGAGGACCTCGCGTGGAATTGATGCCAATGGTAAGCCCTTTGTGGGCTACTCGACCCGCCCTTTATATGTCGCTTATAGAGGGGCCAGGCTGAAGCCAAAGGGAGGGCGTGTATCTAGGACAGGGCGCTCAGTCTATTATGAGGGGGGTTATCGTGAATATAAGAGCGAGAGCCGTCAGCATGGTGTAGGTTCAAGCGCTTTAGTGGACCTCACTTTAAGCGGTGCGCTGATGAATAACCTCATGGTGCTACAGGCCACAGATAGCTTCTTCATCATTGGCCTAACTCAGGAGGTCAGGCGATATGGCTACAAGGTGAACGCTGAGCGTGAATTCCTTGGCCTATCTCCTAGGGGTGTGGATGTGTTAGTCTCCACAGTGCAAGCTGAGATTGCCAAGAAGATCAAGAGAGGGCGCTCATGAGCCAAGGTATTTATGCAGCGCTCGATTATCTTGAGGGGCAGATTGAAGCCACCCTCCCTAAGACAGACGCTCATCATGGCTTTGTGAGCATTAACAGCTCAGGGCGTGTGGGTCCACTTGAGGCTCACCAAAACACCACGCGCTACTTTGAATTCAGACTTGAGCGCTATGGGGTGGATGATGGTGAGGCTGGTATCAGTGGGAGGCGGCGCGCCACTGTCAACCTGAGGGTCCGCTATGATATAGGGGAGCTCCACTTTATGGAGCGGATGATGGCTGAGGATGCCGCCGCGCTCCTTGTCACTCTCAAAGGCCCTCAATATAATCTCAGCTCCACAGGGATTGTGTCTGTTATCCCTGGTGAGCCCACCACAGAGCCAATCCTTGACCCTACTTCTGAGGTCATGGCCTTGGTCTTGACCTTCCCCTTTGACCTGCTTTATTTGGAGGCGCTATGAGCGTGACCCACAGAAGTTTAAGCGTGGCTGTTGAGAGCTCCTTTGGCTCACTCAGCTCATCCACAGGCCTCCCTGATAACAGCGGCCTTTCATTCATCTCCATCCCATGTGAGCGTGATCCAATCATCATCTATGGTGACCCTGTGGTCAGCGAGCGCAACGACGCTCGTGATGGGACTTACTCGCTCCCCCCTGAGCCTGACACTGTGTGGAGTGGTGGCTCACGAGTGAGGCGGCGCACGGGCCAAGTGGTCATGAGGCTCGACCTCACCACTGTGGGCAGCTCCATCAACAGCTATGGTGCGAACTATCTTGGCCACCTGCTGGGCGGTGGCTTCAAGGCGGCAGCCATCACAACAGGGTCAGATGCCATCACAGCCATCACCGATGTCAACACCTTCACGCCCACCACAGCCGCAAATTACATCAGTGGTGGCCTGGTGGGTGTGGATATCAATGGCCGCGCTGAGTATAGCGCTGTGACTGACAATGATGTGACAGGTGATGTGACTGTGAGCCCTGCTTTTAGCTCAGGCTTCACAGGGACACCCACAGCGCGGCTCTTGGCCAACTGGTACGCGCCACAGCGTAAGGATGAGCTCGGGACCACTGAGCATAGCCTCAGCTTCAGGGTGGATGGGGTCAACTTCCGCTCTTATGCGTATGGCTGCCGACTTGAGACAATGCAGCTCAGCCTTGATAATGGGCGGGTGATGGCTGATCTGACTTACCAGGCGGCGCTCATTCAAGATGACCACGGCGCAGCTGTGGGGCCAATTGAGCCTACTTATAACTCAGGAGCTCCATGCTTCTTCCGTGGCTCCTATGCTGTCATCTCAAGCGCCTCACCCACCTCCCTCACAGATGCCTCTACAGGTGACACCCTAGGTCGCATCTCTCTTGAGGTGGATGACTTCACTTTGACTGTCACCAACACCCTCACACCAAAGGGTCACTCTAACAGCATCCTGGCCATGAGTGACATGGAGGTGACTGACGTGGATGTGGAGCTCACGCTCACCCTCAGCACAGTCAACACCGCGATCAATAGCGATTTCTTCAACCGCACCCTGAGACAGGTGTTGATTGGCTTTGGCCCATTGGCGGCTGGTGATGGTGGGGCCTTCCAAATTCCTGCGGCTTATCTTACAGTGGACCCCTCCAAATATGATCCAAGCGGGAATGACATCGTCAGGCAGCAGCTCACCTATAAGGCCTCACGCTTTGGCGGTGACATTGATGATGGCTCTTATTATGCTTGGAACACCCCCTTCAGGCTTGCACTAGGCAAAGGCTAACCCATGGCAATCTCATTCCTACCTGACGCTGACCTCACTCTTGACGTGGTGGTGACCTGTGATCCTGCTGTGGTGGCCACACCTGAGCAGGTGAGCGCATACATGGCGAGCGGTGAACCTTCAGATTTAGGGGGGATTGAGGGAGCCACAGTATTCACTTTGAAGGCGCTCTCACCTAGCGATAGGGAGACAGCTGAGGTGAAGGCGGGCGCCTACACTCGCTCAGAGCTTGGCCGCCTTTTGTGGCTTGAGGCCCCTGATGATGAGCGGGTTAAAGCGCGCTGGCATCATGAGCTAGCTGATGATGAGCGTGAGGCGCTCGCTTCTTATCAAGGCTACCTCAACAGGGTATTTGTGGAGATGGTACGAGTGGCGCTCATCAGCATTGATGGTGAGCCAGCTGAGGGGAGGCTTGACCTCATCAAGCCTGAGGCTCACAGGCTTCAGGTCATCTCTGAGCTCGTGACCCATATTCAGCGAATGAGTCTATTGGGTCAGCGGGGAAAATAGCCTTAGCCTCCTCTGTGTGGCTCGCCCACAGTGGAGGCAGAGGATGGAGCTGTGATCAGTGCAGGGCTCGCCCTGAGCTCAGGAGGCAGCGGGGCAACTGTGGAGGGCCATTCAGGGCAGGGCTTCCCCTCGCTCAGCGTGATGAGCATGGCTTGTTTATCCCTGGTTATAGGGTGGCTCCCAATTGTGGCCAGGGGTTCTCTGACCTTCAGGTCAGGAGTTGCCCTGTGGCTGATCAGAACCGAATGGCCTCAATCATTGAGGCTTATCATAGGCATAGGCAAGGGCTCAGCTCTTTAGCTGCTAGCTATCCGAGGCCCACCTGTGCAATTATAGAAGCGCTTGATGTGCTACATCACAACACTGAAGAGATGATGTTAAGGCAGCGTGAGCAAGCCCTACAGGAGGCCCACCATGGCTGAGAATGTGATTGAGATTGAGGTCGAGCTCAAAGGTCAAAAGGACACCCTCAAAGGTATTGACAAGGTAAAGGAGGGGGCTGAGGGGATAGGTGAAACCTTCAAGGGTGTTGGTGATCTAGTAGGTAAGACAAATCAACAAATGGGTGAAAGTTTAGGCGCTGTCTCAGACGCGGTGGGTTCAAGCGTGACAGCGTTCTCTGAGATGGGCTCAGCCATTAAATCAGTCTCTGCTGGTGGTGCAGGGATCACCGCCTTGCTTGGCCCCTTAGGGCTGCTCACGACCGCTATAGCGGCGGGTGTTGAGGCATTTAGACAGCTGAGCGGAGCCGCCAAAGAGGCAGAGAATCGACAAGCGGCCTTTGCAGCTGCAGCTGGTGACCTGACTTCGAAGCTTGAGGCCTTAGCGGAGAAGGGGTTTGTACCTGCTCGCCGTGAATTGCTCGCCTATAGCAGGGCCAATATTCAAGCACAGATACAAAAAGAGCTCTTAAATGCTGAGATCGAAAAGATCTCAAAGACCCTGCAAGCTGAGGCAGATGCCCAGGCACAAGCCACCAAGGCTCAACAGGATTATAACGCAGCCTTACAAGCGCAATATAAAGACGCTCGCCTTGTCCGTTATGCATCCGTTGAACTAAGACAAGCACAAGACCAGCTGAAGCAAGCACAGGAGGCCTCCGCCAAGGCGTTTGAGACGATTGGGCAAAGAGTTGAGGAGGTCAACAGGCGCATCTCAGGAGCTGCGGATACTTACAAAGAGTTTGAGGAGCAGAGCAAAGAGGCGCTTGAGACTAAGGCTAAGGAGTTGATTGCTCAAAGGGCGGCTCTACAGGCGCTTGAGGCTCAGGTCAAGATTGAAGGAGAGGCTGCTCGACTCACAGCTGAGAGGAATATTGAGAGGCAAAAGACAGCCGATTTATTGAGGCTTGAATCAATGTCACGTGATCAGCTGTCAGCCTTTGTCACTCAACAGAAAGAGGCGATCAAGTTACTTAATGAAGAGGGATTAAAAGATGCTCAGCTTGCAAAGAAAATCATCGAGTTAAACCAAGCAAAGACAAAGGCTAGACAGGGTGAAGCTAAGGCGATTGATCAACAGAAGCTAGCTCAGCAAGCGCTGAGGGAAGAGCAGTTGCGTCTTGTACAAGAGAGTCAGATCAGACAGCTTGACATCAAGTTGACCAAGGAGGGGGATGAGGAGCTCTTAGCCTTAGCGCGTGAGCGCTATGAGACAGGGCTTGAGCTCGCCAAAGATGACGCGATGAAGCGCGCTATCGTGCTTAAGCAATACCAGCTTGAGGTCAAGACAATCATGGACCAAGCTAAGGCCACCGAGACAGCTAGGCTTCAGAAGATGGATGATGAGCGCCATGAGCGCCGCCGCCGCCAATTGGATGAGGAGAGAGAGCGCGCTCAACAATTGCTAGCAGATCAGAAGGAGATGGTCAGCAGCTTTGAGGCCTTTGCAAAGGGCATCACCAAGACCACAGCGGCGGAGCTCCAAGCCACAGCGACCGCCTTAGGTCAAGTGATTGATGATTATGGGCGGGGCTTCGCTGAGGCGGGTGTAGAGGCGGCCATGTTTGGTGATGTGGCGGGGAAGAGCTTCAAGGAGGCCACAGGTGAGCTCCTCAAGTCTCTGGCCATTGAAGCAGGGGTCAAGGCCCTCATGACAGGAGCTGAGGCGCTCGCCATGCTCTTCATTAACCCAGCTCAGGCGGGCTCACTCTTCGCCGCTTCAGGGGCTTATGCCGCCACAGCGGCAGCTGCTAGGGCAGGGGCGGGGGCCTTGGGTGTGAGCGGTGGAGCGAGCACAGGGGGCGGTGGGACAACCGCCTCACCTTCAGGAGCTCCTCAGGTGGCCTCGACTCCACAGCGCGCTACAGCTGACACTCAGGCCACAGTGGTAAATATTAATTTTGGAGGGGCTGTGATATATGACACTCAGGAGGCAGCACGCCGCGCCATGGTGAATGATATCGTCAGAACGTACAATCAAAACCCTAGGGGGATGGCCCGCTTTAATCAGCAGAGGATGAGGTGAACTCATGCCATATAACACACCCGCTCCTGACTTCGCCCTCTTGGCTGCCTTTGATGCTCGTGAGTGGGCAGGGGTCGATGTGGTGCGCTACAATGCCACAAACATCAGCCTTCCTACATACGCCACAGGAGCTGGGGTGTATGAGGATGGGCTGTTCTTCCTCAATGGCCGTGGAGTGGGAGACAACACACCCACAGACGCCATGGGAACGCTTGAGGAAGCTCTACAGACGCTTAAGACCTTTGGCACCACATGGACCATCGAGCTGACCTCAGCTGATAAGATTAAGGTCACCTCAGATGTACAGTTTAGGGTGACCCCTCTTGATGATGATGTCCTAGGCCTAGGCACCACCACAGCGGTGGCTGATGGTGGAAACTACAGCGTAACAGCCTCAGCGGATTGGGCCAGGGGGCTCTACAGTGGGGAGCGCTATCAGTTTGATGACCTAGGTGGGACTAGCTTTGATGCCTTCCGAGCTGCGCTTAATCGACCTTGGCCAGCTCAGGACGTAGTGACAGCGCTGAGAGAGCGCGGCTCAGGTGATGCTGATGACCTCGCTCCCACCAACTGCCTCGAGGAGCTCATCAGGACCCAAGCTGGTCAAGAGATCAGGTGGGTGTTGAATAATGATGGCCATGTGGAGGTCTGGTACATGAACACGGGGCTCTTCAGCTGGTTAAGCACTAGCTTCCGCGCTCGCCTAGGCTTCAATGGGCGTGAGGATGCTGAGGCGATGGGCTCGACAGCCACAGATTATGTGGCTCGCATAGTGGCAGCCAACCCCATGCCAGGGGCTTTGTTCCCCTCTCGACCTTTTCAAGATCATCACTACAGCGTGGAGAGTGTGACACAGGCAAGGCGCAAGATTGGCGGGGGCTATACGAGCAACCTCATAGGCACCTACACCACAAGCGCTCTGAGCTTTGATCTGGATGCCCTCCTTGATCAGCGCGATTTATACCGTCACTTCACTGATGAGTTTGTCCCCTATGCTCCCAATGGTGAGCGGGTCAACTTTTATCAAGGGTGGGGCGATTCGCGGCGCTCGCTCAGGTCAGCCTTGGTCAGCTTCACTCAGCAGCCTTATGACCTCATCTACACCTCAGAGGACAATGGCGACCAAGGGCGGCTCAGGTGCAGCTTGGTGAGCTCCAACTATGATCTAGCCTATGGCTCACTGAAGCGGCGGGTTCCTGTGGGCATGAGATTGGAGCATCTATGAGTAACAGCTTTACAACGCCACCCACCTTGGCTGATGAGGTGACAGTGGTGGCGGGCCAAGTCATAGGTGAAGGCGCTGTCACCACCATGAGTGAGGCAGCTAACTATTTATTCGCCTATGGTGGAACTCATAACGTGGTGAGCCAAGCATGGGCTGAGGGTCAGTTCCAACAATCGAGCACCACCTATCAGATCATGGCCTCTTATCAGATCCCCATCATTAGCCATGAGCATTATGACCTTCATGTTCATTATATTGCCTTAGCGCCTGGCGGCCTCAGAACCTCGCTCAAGATAGGGGCCGCCACATATACTGATGAGGTGATCTCAACAGGGTCAGGCCCTCATGTAGTAGAGTCTACAATCACAGTCACATCTACACCCACTAGCTCCTATGCCACCTTGGTGGTTGAGGTGAAGTCAACCTCAGGCACACCACCCCATCATGAAATCAGGACCATTGCAGCCCATTGGGTGGCTAAGGCCTCACCCCTCTCTACAGGCGCGCTCCCTGATGGGAAGCTTAACATTTACACTCCATTTGGGATCAACAGGGTGGGGAATGACTATCCGCTCAGCGCCAGGTGGGGCGTGGATATGCTTGAGAACCTAGAGACGCTCAGGAGGAGGGTGATGGTCTATGCGTCATGGAGTGGTGTAGATAACCTAGCAGCTGCCCCCACCTCAGTCTCAGACCCTGCCCCCGCTGTCTATTTGGGCGTGGGTGACATCGAGGTACTCTTCAGCCCTGTCTACATCCCTCATGAGGCCTTTGAGCGGGGCAACTTCTACACAGTCACCGTTTGGGTCAACATGGTGAATATTAACGCCACCTATCCATCTGTGACCTATGTCATCATGGGCCAAGAGATCACCCTCACAGCCAGTGGGTGGACCTCCCATGATATCACTGTCAGGCCTGATCAAGATGAGGGAATGAGCGAGCTCTATGACTTCAGCGTATATAGGGCAGGGTTAGACAACGCTGACAACAATTGGGAGTTCCTGCTCAATATTGAGCAAAATCCCACCTTGACCCCAGGGCTTCCATGGATTCAAGGCCTTTGCATTTGGGGAGTTTGACATGGCTACACCTATTAATTTTCAGCCATTGCCGCTCAGCCAATCCTGTTTCAATGGCGTGGTGACCATGGGAGCCCCTGTGGCCCAGATGGCGCTGACCCTTAAGCAGCTCAATCAAGTCAAGTTTCGGTCAGCTGGCTACTATCATGTAGGGCGCTCCACTTGGCAGGATTGGAATTCAATCAACTATGCCAAGGGGGCCACCTTTGGTGGATATCAAAACATCCCTACCAAGGGCTATCTAGATGAGTTTGATCTGTTTTATTTTAGCCTCCCCACTTCTCAGTGGATTGGAATTGAGATCATTTATGGGGCCGCCTCATCTAACCCCACCTCATTAGATGGGCCTTATATCTTGGCAGATCTTTATGAGATCAGCGGTGGAGCCATCAGCACCAAGATAGATGAGGGGATCCTCTTCACCTATCCTGAGCAGCTCCAAATCTTAGAGCGTGGGCAACTCACAGGATTGGCGAGGGTCAACACAGGGTCACGCTTGTATGACTTCCCTAGTGGTGGCCTCAGCGCTCCCACCTTCCCACGCCCTCTCTATATCCCACCATCAAACAGGGGTGATGAGCTCGTTGTGAAGATCGAAGCTAGGGAGGTGATTATCTATGCTGTCCACTTGTTTGATATCTTCATGGAGGCATGATGAGCATCACTGACGACCGAGCGCGGCGGGTGTTTGTGCTAGAGGTGGCGGGGCTTCCTGTGCGCTACACCTCAGGAGCCTTTGACCCCACTGCCAGCAACTTCTCAGGGGCCATCTCAGTGGGTATCCCTTATGAGGATGTGGAGGCCATTGTGGGTGTGAGCGCCTACAGCTCACAGCTTGACCCCTCAGGTGGAGTGGCCACCTATAATAGCCTCACCATCACATTGGCTAGCGACCGAACTAGAGGCGGCCTCACTGACCCTTCCGTGATCTTTGGGCGCTGTGGTGCTAGGGCCTCTGACCCCTTTCGGGCTCAGGTCACCTCTGAGCTGCTCTATGTCACAGACTCAGGGACGCTCGACATTGACACCACTGTGAGTGGGGTGAGCTATCCTGCTCTCTTCCATATTGGCGCTGAGACGATTAAGGTGACAGGAGCCACGCCCATAGTTGGTGGTGATCGGCTCACCTTTACTGAGCGCGCTGTAGGGCGCTCACAGCGTCAGGCCCACCTCATCACCCAAGGTGGGACCAATGTCCCTGAGGTTAGCACAGCGATCACTACCTTCAGAGGGCGCCGCGCTGGCCTGTGGGTAGCTCAGGAGCTCCCTGATGGTGGGCTCAGCGACTTCACCCAGGTCATCAATGGCTTCATTGATAGCTCACCCATAGTGGAGACAGGTGGGACTGTGAGCGTCAGCCTCACCCCTATCATCTCTCTCTTAGATGGGCCTATCACTGAGCGAGGACGCAACACCACCCACCTCCTTCAAGGCTATCATCATTATAGTGGAGCTGAGGGGAGCTATCTAGAGTGGGGTGTGGAGCTTGAGAATGGAGGGGTGAACTACTTTATTGAGCGCGCCACCATTGACCCTGTGGGGCCGCCTCCTCAGTTCGAGATGTTCACCGCTCAGCCTGATGACACCAGGCTGTTTTGGATTGGTGGCCCTAAGGGGGTGGATCCTGACACAGATGGGCCTCACCCGCGTTATCCTCGCTTTCAAGGCCCCTATGAGGGAGGCACTGAGCAGATCTTTTATCCAACTGTACAGAGCGGTCCTTTCTATCAGTTTGACACTGCCTACACCACATACAGCGCCACAGGCTCTGACTATATCACTGTGAGGACTAATTCAGAGACAGAGGTCAAGCATGTCAAGCTAGGCAGCGATGAGGTGAAGCCATGGCCTGACGTGGTCACCACAGCCCTCCTCAATGAGAGTCAATATGTGACAGGCTATGATGGGGCGTGGGCGAGGTGGCAGCTCAGCGCTGAGGGTGTCATCACTGTCTCACCCAATGATGACCCTCATGGGGTGAGGCCTAGGATTGTCTTGACTCAAGGGAGCCTTAACAACCTCGGGCGCCGCGCTCGATATTGGGACTCAGCGGGGCCACGCCCTGCATTGTGGACACGCTACAGGGTCTGGTATCCACTCGACATCAGGAAGCCAGACTCAGAGCTCCGCTTCAGCTCAGATCATAGGACAGGGCAGCCACGCGCTGTGGTGACTCGCACCTTTGCGTGTGCTGATAGCTACACACAGCGCTCCACCTCCTATCAGATCAGGAGCATAGCGCTTGGTTATTATCAGTGGCGTGAGCTCACCATGTTAGTTGAGGATGGGATTGGGCTCCCTGCGACCGCCACAGCTGGCACCTCATATGACATCCAAGTCAAGTACGTGGACCGCAGGACTGAGGAGGTGGCCTATCAATGGCTAAAGGCTACCCACCAGACCACAGCCACCTATGACAGCGCCACCGTGGGTTATATTATTCACCTTGACCCTGCTCAAGATTGGGACTTGGTCAGCTCGTTTGGTGATTGGGTGGATAGTGAGCGCGCTGAGATCTATGGTGGCGCGCTGTTTGATCGTGAGCGCCCAGGTGAGATTATCCTGAAGTTACTTGAGAGCGGCGGGGGAGCTCAGAAGCTAGGGACTTATGATGTGTATAGTATCGGCCTATCCATCCCCTCCACAGATATAGATGAGCAGAGCTTTCTGACCTATGATGGAGCGAGCGCCTTTACCTTCTCAGGAGCCATCTCAGGTGATGGAGTAGCTATTAGGGATGTGATTGATAGCATGCTGAAGGCCATGAGCTGTGCGCTGATTATGAAGCGTGATCTCAATGGCTTTGCCAAGCTCAGCCTTCAACCCATAGGCGCTGAGAGAGCAGCTCAAGCTGTGGCCACTATAGCGGCAGAGGATTGGCTCGCTGATCAGCCTCCTACCTGGTCTATCTATGAGGACGTGGTCACTCAGACTGTGGTCAGATTTCAATGGAACACCGAGGAACAGAAGTGGGGCTCTGAGCTCACCTTCAACAATCAAGAGGCGATTAATCGCTATGGTGGTGAGCGCTCACAGACTAGCCTTGATCTATATGGCCTTACCAATAGAGACGTGGGGAGCTCCTTAGGTGATACGCTTGGCTATTTCTTGCCTGTGGTGGCGCGCCAATGGAACCTCCTCTCTAATCCTCTGAGAATGTGGCGGGGTTCGATTGGTACAGGTCAGAGCCTCCTCTTGGATGTGGGCGCCTATGTAGAGGTGAGCTCACCTCTGCTCAAAGGCTATGGAGATGGATGGGGGGTGTCAGGTGAGGTGGGGATGATCCAAGCGATTCATCAGGAGCTCATGGGAGAGGGCGCTCAGCTTGACATCATCAGCACAGGGACCAAGCCTGTGGCATGGAACGCTTCCGCTGATGTCTCTGCGATCACATCCACCACAGAGCTTGAGGTGGCCACCTCAGCCTACTCCACCTCAGCGGTGGATGACGTCACCTTCTTCGAAGCAGGTGATGTGGTGGATTATCTGCCCAGGGGTGATCATGACAACGCCATCACAGGGCTGGTGATTGACAGTGTCAGCGGGAATGTGATCACCTTCACCGCCGCCCATGGGGTGACTGTGACAGGTGGGACGCTTGAGCCCACTCTCTACACTAGCGCCTCTACCCACCATAAGGCTGACGCTTATCTGGCTAGCGACACAAGCCCCCCTGTGTTAGGCTCAAATGTAGAAGCGCAAAGGTACAGCTAAATGAGTAAGACCAAAGCCCATCTTGAAGCAGAAAATAAAGAGCTCAGGCTCATGTTGGCTGACCTTAAGGAGAGCCATGGTCATGAGATCAGGAGGCTTCATCGAGCTATCTCACAAATGGGCTTAGACCTGAAGGCGCTCGAAGTAGAGACACGCCCACAGCGTACAGTGTACGCTTCACCACAGAGCAGAGAAGCCCTTGACCGAGCTCAGGCTGAGTGGGAGCGCAACGTCACAGAGCCTGAGTATGGTGGAGACTGGCAAAGGATCAATTCATACATCAAGAGCTCTGAGGGGCTAGGGTGGAGCTGGGAGGCTGACTACACTCAGAATGGTCAATTTAGTTGGTGTGGAGCGTTCGCCGCCTTTGCTTATGGGCGCTCAGTGCTCCCATCCATTCGCTCAAAGATCTTCCCTAGCTGCTATAGGATGTGGAGCTCATGGGGGAAGACCTCACGCTGTAGGGATGGAGAGCAGCCACAGCCTGGTGATATTGTCACAGTATTCACCTCAGAGGATCGCTCACCCGTGCAGGGGAATCACATTGTCTTAGTGGCGTCAGCTCCTGATGATATGGGGCTGTTTGATACAATCGAGGGGAACGCACATGGGGAGGGGCCTGAGGGCAGGATTGAGGGCGTTATCAAGCGTCAGCGCTCAATGGATAGCGTGGCCCACATCTACCGCTTACTCACAGAAGATTTCGAGGACTAATCATGGCTAGACTCAAAGTGACAGAGCCCATCATCAGCGGCTCAATTCGTGGCTCAATTGATCTCTCAGGTGTATCCAATACGGATTGGAATGACCTCACCTCAGCTGACTTCATTGACGTGACCACAGGGAGCGCTTGTGCCTCTGGGCTCGCATTTGAGTGGATTGGTTTTACCAATGAGGGCTCTGATGTGATGTTTGTTAAGTATCGAGCGCGCACAGGGGCAGGAGACGCCACCACTAATGAGATCGCCGTGGGTCAGATCTTCTCTGATGATCTAGGCACCTTGAGGACTTCAGTCTTAACCATCGCATACAAGAAGAATGACGCCGCTGACACAGTGCGCGTCATCGCTGGCTTCAGCGCTATCTAAGGAGCTCCACCATGTCAGTCTTATTCCTCCCACCTCCTTCAGCCTCCTCAATCCCTGACGCATCTGAGACAGTGAAGGGAAAGATCAGGATTGCCACCTCAGCTGAGGCTACCACAGGCAGCGATGACCTGACAGCGATGACACCCGCCAAGGTCAAGAGCGTGGTGGATGCCGCCGTGGTGGGTGGCGTTGAATATAAGGGCACTTTTGACGCAGCTGCGCCCGCTGATCTCAGCAACGCAGAGCAGGGTGACCTGTATATCATCAGCGGTGCAGGGACCTATCAGGGTCAGGTGTGGGCTGTGGGTGATCACCTCCTCATCAATGCAGATATGGGTGGCACCCTTGACTCCGCCAAGATCGACAAGGTTGACAACACTGACGCTGTCACATCAGTGGCAGGGCGCACCGGGGCAGTCACCCTGTCAACCGCTGATATCTCAGGGCTTGCCACGGTGGCGAGCACAGGGGCCTACTCTGACCTGAGTGGGACGCCAAGCCTAGCAACCGTGGCCACCACAGGGGCCTACTCTGACCTGAGTGGGACGCCCACGCTTGGGACAGCGGCAGCTGAGGACGTGGGAACAAGCGCGGGGAACGTGGTGCAGCTCGATGGGACCGCTAAGCTCCCAGCTGTGGACGGCTCACAGCTCACCAATCTTCCAAATGGCACGCTGTTTTATAAAACTCAGATCGCGAGTCTCGGGCCTACGCTATCTCAAATCACTGACAACCGTAGACAGCACTATGATGTGGCCTTGGCCAACCCATCGAACCCAATCACGCTACCTGCTGCCACTAGCGCGGCAGTTGGTGGTGTCGTCAGTTTCTTTAATAGTGACGGGGTAAACCAAGCAGTAGTCAACAGCCCTACAGCTCGCCTGCTCTCGGGATCCTCTGTGACTAGCTTCACCGTGGAGCCTTACGAGGCGCGCTCATTTGTTTGGGTCGGTGCTAGCTCACTTCAAGAGATCACAGCGACCAGGCTTGATCACTTCAATGGTGTCAGCATCACGAGCCCATCAAATGGTGAGGCGCTGATTTATAACAGCACATCAGGTGCCTGGGAAAACAGCACAGTTAGCGCGACTGTGGCTGCACTTGATGACATTGGTGACGTCAATGCACCGACGCCAGCTGACACAAATGTCCTCAAGTATAACAGCACCTCAGGGGATTGGGAGGATGGTGCGGTCGCTGCCTCTGAGGTGTCAGGGCTCGCCACGGTGGCCACTACGGGGGCCTACTCTGACCTATCAGGCACGCCCACCAACGTCAGCACCTTCACGAATGATGCTGGCTACCTGACAGGGATCACAGGTCAGAGTCTCAATGATCTGAGTGATGTGAGCTTTAGTGCTGGGCCAGGTATCGATAACTATGTTCTGACCTATGACGACGCGACGAACTCATGGGGAGCTGAGGCAGCTGCAGGGGGTGGTGGCACGGCACCGACCGTCAGCGTGAGCTCACCGAGCACAGACCAAACACTCAGCTCACCTTCAGCTGGTGTCATCGAGGAGGTCTATGTATACACACCCAGCGTAGACATCACCGTCAATTTAGTAGCAGCTGCCACCTGTGGCAGCGGCTTCAAGTATCAGATCAAGAACATGTCAACAAACGTGATCACCATCGACCCAAACAGCTCTGAGACAGTAGATGGCTCTTCGACGTTTTTGCTGAACGCTCAATATGAGAGCGCGACACTTATCACTGACGGCTCCAACTGGTTTGTGATCTAATGAGCTATTTTCCTACATACGCAATCAAACCAGCCATCAACTGGCTTGAGCTGAGCTCTGATCAGACGTATTCGAGCAACGCTGTGGTGGCATGGGATACGCTCACCCAGACGCGCTCAGGTCGAGTTACGCTGGCATCCAATCAAATCACGCTACAGCCTGGTGAATATGTCATTAACGGATGTGTGGCAGTACAGCGCAACGTCCTGACGACTAGCTATGGGGTTGAGTTTCGCGATAGCCTAGGCACTACACTCACAGAGGCAGATGGATGGATGGATAGCCAGACTGTGACTGAGGACATGACAGGGTCACAGGTGCTGCAAGCGCGGGTCATACTCACTTCAGCGCTGACGATCGACACCTATATCACAGGCAGCGCGGGTGATATCAGGAGTGATGGCTCACACCTCATCATATTGGAGCTCTGACATGTCCATTAAGTTTGACAATAATCAGCTCAGTTACTATGCGTACAATCCCACAGGCAGTCTGATAAATCAGACCGGCGTAGCCTTGAGCTTTACCTCTGCCCATAATGTCACAGTCACAGGCGCGACTAATTATAGTGTGGAGCTGAGAGACAGGACCTTAACTTGGGCCGATAGTAGGACACAGTCCGCAGCTCCTGACCCTTATGTGATCTCAGTGCTCTCATTCACAGCCACGGGCAGCGAGATCATTAAGCGCAACTCCACTGAGGTGAGCGGCACAGGGGGATGTGTCTTGGGTGATGGGCGTAACGGGGGGATGAGCTATTGCGTGAATCGTGGTGCAACCACTACCACATCAGTTCTGCTCAACACAGATGTGGCAACGTTTGACTTTGATGTGATCAATTCTTACTCACGACTCATAGGAGTGCTCTACAAATGACTTACGTGATTAGCGAGCGCAGAGCAGATATTGATGTGAGCGTGCATGGTTATAGTGGATTGAGCGCCTCACAATTCAGATATAATACACCTAGCTACGTAGGTTTGGGAGTCAGCCGGCCCGACAATGCAACATTCCAGCTCGCAGAAGGTAGACACTACCTGTTGTTTGGCGCCATCGCCCATTATCGCACAGCTGGAGGCATCACCTATCGTGAGACGCGATTTGTGTGGAAAGAGGCGAATGGGGTCGAATATGGCAAACGTGGCAGTATTCGGATCAATCAGAGCGTGTCCATCAGCAATACATATGCCGGGATTTATCGTGACCCACTGTATCGACGTGAGGCGGTGGCCTTTATTCCAAATTCAGTCATCTCAGCCCATGTGGGCACCTTTGATCTGACCTTGTGGGTGAGCTCGCTAGCAGGTTCAATCACTGGGCTAGCATATGGCGAGGGAGCACAGACAGAAACAGGTGTCATTATTATGTCTATTCCGGCATAGGAGCTCATCATGAATTGGGACAGAATCAAGGACATCATCACCGTGGCGCTCATCCCTGTTGTGGGGTGGGTCATGATGACAATGCAGGATCTCAGCGCGCTCAAGGCTAGATGTGATCAGCAAGCAGGTCAGATCATGGCGCTTGAGGCTGAGGTCAAGGCGGTCAACAAAAGGACCCAGGCCATGGAGGTGCAGAGCGCCAAGATTGAAACAAAGCTTGAGGCGCTCAGCGCTCAGTTGACTCGAATTGAGCGCATGCTCTCAGTATATGAGACGGCCAAATAAATGACACAGCTGCCCAATGACCTCACCCTCTCTCAGGGGCTCATCATTGTCTGTGTGTGGTCTGTGCTCGCCATAGGTGGCGGGGCATGGATAGGAGTGTCATGCTCAGCGGTGGACTGTGGCACCTGTGAGGCTGCGCTTGAGGATAGCATTGATGAGCTCCACTCATGCCAGCGGCAGCTCTTGACTAGACCCATCTCAGCCTGTGATGATGAGCGCCAAGCTGAGCGCGAACGCTGCCAACAGACGTTGCTAGAATACAAGCGCCTGAGATGCCGCATATGTGAGGCCACACATGACACCTATCCTCCTGAGCCTGCTGACAATCCTCACCCCACTCCCTGAGCTGAGTGAGCCGCTGACCCTCTCCACAGGTGAGGTCATCACAGCGCGCTACCTACAGCCCTCAGATGAGTTTTGTCTCAGGCTTGAAGAGTTCGCCCGGGTGCAGGGTGACCTCATCCACGCTGAAGAGTATTGGGAGGGCAGGATTGAGAGGCAGAAGGCCTACTTTGTGGAGGAGTTGACCAAGATGCAAGCGGCTCATAAGGATGTCCACAAGGCATATCTCAAAGAGCAGCAACTCCTGAAGGACGCAGCTGCTGAGGCATTGGTGGAGCGTGACCGAGCGCGCTCAGATCTGTGGTGGTGGAGGGGGGCCACCATTGGCCTGACGCTCTCTACATCAGTGACCATTATCTATCTGATCAGCAGATAGACTAGACCAGGGGCTCAGCCCCTCAAAGGATGGTGAACCGTGCAGAATGATCTGCTAGGCAAGGTGGCTTTCTCCGCTCAATACGCTCGACCCCTGGTAGGTGGTGGAGGGCGTGAACTGTGGGACCATGCCGTGGCGAGGGTGGAGGCGATGCACCTCAAGCGCTATCCACAGGTGGCGGGTGAGACAATGCAAGCCTTCAAGCTGGTTAGGCAGCAGAGGGTGTTCCCCTCTCAGCGCTCGACACAGTTTGGAGGGCGGCCCATTGAGCGCAACAATATGAGGATTTACAATTGCACCTACTCGCCATGTGACAGGCCACGCTTCTTTTCTGAGGCCTTTTGGCTACTGCTCTCAGGCTGTGGGACAGGCTTCTCACTCAGGCAGAAGGACATCAAGCGCCTCCCTAGACTCTTGACGCCCTCAGAGATGATCAGGCGTGAGCGCAGGGTCCACATGGTCAGTGACTCCATTGAGGGGTGGGCTCACGCTGTCCACCTCCTCATCAGCAGCTACCTTCACCGAGGTTATTATGAGGAATATTATGACTATAGGTTTGACTTTCGTCTGATCAGATCAAAGGGAGCTCCCATCAGCTCAGGGGGCCACGCCCCAGGTCATAAGCCATTAGCCAAGGCGCTTGAGTTGATCGACAAGCTGCTCCATGGCCTGACGCTCAACAAGATGCCAAGGCTGCGCTCAATAGACTGCTTTGATCTCATGATGCACCTGTCAGAGGCGGTCCTCTCAGGAGGGGTGAGGCGCTCCGCTTCTATTGCCATATTTGATGAGGATGACCACCTCATGATGGAGGCCAAAACAGGAGACTGGTATATTGACCACCCTCAGCGAGCTTACGCCAATATCTCAGCGGGGCTCAGCATCACTGAGGCTGAGCGCTCAACTGTGGATCACATTGTGGAGATGGCCCGCCAATGGGGTGAGCCTGGTGTGCTATGGCAGGCTAATGAGCATCATGGGACCAACCCATGCGCTGAGATTGGTCTGTTTCCCTACCTGATCACAGAC